TGGTAAGCTTGTTGTTGAACAGAACATAGAAAGAGTACCTACTGCTACTAAGATTGGTGAAACAGCGGCTTATTCAAGAGGTGTTACTGAGAAAGCCTCCTTAGATGTTAAGCTTGTTGCTATATCCCCTAAAGAGTTCTTGATTGACCCATCTGCTTTGTCTATAAACGAAGCTCTTGGGGTTGCACATGAAGTTATCAAACCTAGATACCTTGTATTAGAGGGGATTAAGTCTGGTATTTACAATGATGTTCCTTTAGATGGGGACTACACTATTAATTCCTTTGGCTTTGAGGAAGAAACAAGACAAGCTGATGAGTCAGACAACGTAAAGATTACAGAATACTGGGGTAAAGTCCCTAAGAGATTCCTTCGTAAGAAGACTGTTAAAGATGACTTCGAGTATTCTAAGAAAGAAGAACTTGTAGAGGCTGTAGTTACTATTGTTAACGACTCCTACATACTGAGAGCTGAAGAGAATGCCTTCATGATGGTAGATAGACCTTTTATCTCCTATCAACATGACATTGTTCCTAATAAGTTCTGGGGTAGAGGCGTATGTGAGAAGGGCTTCAACCCTCAGAAGGCATTAGATGCTGAGATGAGAGCTAGAATTGACTCACTGGCACTCACTACTACACCTATGATGGCGGCAGATGCTACTCGGCTACCTAGAGGTGTCAAGTTTGAGGTAAGAGCAGGAAGAACTGTACTTACTAATGGCTCTCCTAGAGACGCTATCATGCCTTTGAACTTGGGACAGACTGATCCATCTACCATGCAACAGATTCAACTGCTACAGAGCATGATTCAGATGGGTACTGGCTCTTCTGATGTCTCTGTGGGGGCTGATCGTACTGCATCTGGGATGTCTATGACGCAAGCGGCCTCTATAAAGAGACAGAAGCGTACCTTAATGAACTTTCAGAACACTTTTCTAATACCGCTTATTAATAAGGCGATGTGGAGAAAGATACAGTTCGATGTTGAGCGGTATCCTGTTAATGATTACAAGTTCATCCCTTATTCTACAATGGGTATCATGGCTAAAGAGCTAGAGATGACTCAAATGGTTCAGATGTTACAATCTATTCCTAAAGATTCTCCTGCTTTTAACATTATCCTACTTGCACTGTTCCAGAACTCGTCTATACATAATAGAGATCAGATTGTTAACGCTCTTATGCAAGGGTCACAACCTAATCCTCAAGAGCAACAAATGCAACAAGCGCAGATGCAGTTACAAATGCAACAAGCTGAAGCTAATATACAAAAGACTCTCGCTGAAGCTCAAGAAGAACAATCAAAAGCTGTTAAATGGCAGGCAGAGGCGCAAACCACTGTGCCAGATGAGTTCTCTATGGAAGAACGCATGCTTAAGTTTAAGAAAGACACTGCTGATCTTGAGAAAGTCATGATGGATACTCAACGACAAGCCAGTGAGACTGCTAGAACTACTCCTGAAGTAGCACACCTTGTTTCGGAGACTGAACTTAATCAGGCAAAGGCTGAACTCTCTAGAACAGAGGCCAGGGCTACAGATATTGAAACTAAACTTTCTATCTATAATAATACCTTATGAAAACAGATACACAGTTCTTTAATGACCGTATATCCATGTGTGAAACTGCTGGATGGAGCGATCTATTAGAGGAATTACAGAATATCTACGAAGAAGCTCAAGACGTTGATGCTATTCGTAATATAGAGGAACTTTGGTTCGCCAAAGGACAATTAGCAATACTTCGCATGCTTATAAGCACTGAAGATATTGCTAAAATCACTATGGAACAATCTTCAACAGCCCATTAATGCGGTTATGAGGACTCCATTTATATTTATCCATAATCCATAAGAATGGACGGAGAACTAAAATGAGTATAGTTGTAAATGACGCTGAAACAGCACCCTTAGAGACTGCACCTACAGAACCTCAACCAATGCAACAGGAAGAAGTACAAGCTCCTGATGTACCTGAGAAGTACCACGGTAAGTCCATATCTGACGTTATTGATATGCACCAGAATGCTGAAAAGGCACTCGGTAAAAGAGGACAAGAGGTGGGAGATCAAAGAAAGTTAATAGATTCTTTAATCCAAGCCGCTGAATTAGCTCAACAGACTGCTATGCCTCCACCAACAGAGGCAGAGAGTGAATACGTCAGTGAAGAGAACTTCTATGATGACCCAGCTAAGGCTGTTAAGTCTGCTGTAGATAATCATCCTGATATTATTCAAGCAAAACAAGATCGAGCATACGCCCTTAGAGAAGCTTCCGTATCTAAAATGGAAGCCGCTTTCCCTGATTTCAGAACCATCGTTGCAGATGATAACTTTGGAAAATGGGTACAGGCAAGTGTTATCCGTAAGGAATTGTATGAAAGAGCTGACGGAGGTTTCGACTTTGAAGCCGCTAATGAGCTATTTGGGACATGGAACCAATTAAATATGGTGGCAAGTACCAGAGAAGCTAAGGCGAAAGAGAAGACTCGCAGAACCAAAGCCCTAAGACAGACAAGTACTGAAGGAAGATCTACTCAAGAAGCCGTTGGTGGTAAAAAGATGTATCGGAGATCTGATTTAATCAATCTACAAGTAACAGATCCCAACCGTTATGCAAGCTTGGCTGATGAAATACAGCAAGCGTATGCAGAGGGGCGGGTTAAATAACATTAATGGAGAAACATAATGGCAGCTAATTTCAATTTGGGTGGCGACCATCACAGTACGAAGGCAACTTCAATTAATTTCATCCCTGAACTATGGTCAGATGAAGTTATTGGAGCTTACAAAGCAAACTTAGTAGTAGCTAATTTAGTTACTAAAATGTCACATAAGGGTAAGAAAGGCGATAGCATCAATATTCCTAAGCCTACTCGTGGCTCGGCATCTGTAAAAGCGGCTGGTAGTCAAGTAACATTGATTTCTGACACTGCTGGTACTTTACAGATTAACATTAACAAGCACTACGAGTACTCAAAGTTAATTGAAGACATCGCAGAAGTACAAGCTTTAGCTTCAATGCGTAAGTTCTATACTGATGACGCTGGTTTCGCATTAGCTACACAAGTTGATGATGACTTGTTTGCTCTAATGGAAGCATTTCAAGCAGGTACCGTAGGTGGTACAGGCGCAGCAGCTTGGGAAAAAGCAGTAATTGCTGGTAACGGTACTACGCTTTACACAGGTAACTCTACTAACGCTACTGACATCACTGATGCTGGTATCCGTAAGATGATCCTTAAGTTGGATGATGCTAACGTCCCTATGGATTCTCGCGTCTTAGTTCTTCCTCCTATTGCTTCTAACGATCTATTGGGTCTTAACCGTTTCACTGAGCAACAGTTCATTGGTTCTGGTGACGCGATTAAAACTGGTAAGATCGGTATGGTATATGGTGTTGATGTATACGTTACTTCTAACTGCCCTACTGTAGGTACTGATCGCGTTGGTGGTTTGTTCCACAAAGATGCTATTGTATTTGCAGAGCAAGTTGGTGTTCGTACACAAACACAGTACAAACAAGAATACTTAGGTGACTTGTTTACTGCTGATACTATCTACGGCACAGGCATCTTACGAGATGACGCTGGTATTGCTTTTGTTGTACCTTCTGCTTAATCGTAGTTAGTTAAAGTCTGCACATTAGGTATGCCGGATACCTAGTGTGCTTTCTTTAACTGATTCATAAGAGAAGGTGTTAGATGTTATTCACTTATAGATGTGATAAAGGTCATTCTACAGAGAGACTAAGGAACTATTCTAATCGGAAGCTTCCTTCTACCTGTGGTACTTGTAATGAGGTAGCTAAGTTTGTTCAAGAGTTTTCTACAAAGTCTCAATCATTTGGGTTCTTTGAAAGACGTTGGGATATGAGAGAAAAGAAGAGAGAGGTAGATAATCGTGTTTGATCTAATGGAAGACACCGCTCATGAGGGCGAGGCATACCACTCTTTAGAGCTTGATCGCATAAAAGATAAATTAAAAGGAATATGGCATCTTGCTTTGGAGACTCACTGTTCTTCAATGGACATTCCAGAGGAAGAGAAGACTCAGTTCCTTGAAGATAATCAACTTAAGTTTGGAGACGAGCAAGAAGATACTGGAGAGTTAGACTCTATACTTGAGATGTTAGAGAATCTAATGAATCCTGGAGATGATCTAGATCCTGTAGATGGAGGAGGCACTGCTCCTAGCTACTCAGGTTCTTCTCTAAAGTCTAATACAGAATCATCAAAAGCTCCTAAAGGCTCTTATACACCCTCTCATTCCTCTACTACTACTCCTTCTGATTCCCAATCTAAACCCAGATCAGGGGCTTATGATAAACCTAAGTCTAATAAGATCGCTACAAGAAGGGACGCTACTGTTATCACTATGGTTACACCGTTGTTTGATAAGTTTAAAGATGACTTGTTGGACTTAAAGAGTAGACAAGCAATTGGGAACAGAAGAAGGTTATTCAGATGAAGAGATTGCCTTGGAGAAAATCTAAGACTCTTGCTATGCTGGCTAACAGAAGACAGTATGAAAGAGAGTTCGATCTTTCTCAAACACCTGAACTTGAGATAGAGCTGGAGCAAGGAAACATGTATCTTATAACAGAGTCGTCTAATGCTGCTCTCCCTACCTATATTATAACGGAGTAAAACAATGGCAACTACTAAGGTTTCCGCTCTTACTGCTAAGACCGTACCATCAGGAGCAGAAGAATTATTGATTAATGATGGTGGTGTCTCCAAGAAGATAACCATTGCTA